CACGATTGTAGATGCGGGCTTCATCAATAATACCATTGAACGGAACCGAACCATCACCTCTCGCTCCTATTGTCCAAGGAAGCGTTGCAGGATTATATGCTGTTGACTGACTTCCGCTAGTCGCTACTAAACTCCCATCTACATAGAATATAGCATTGCAGTTTGCGGCTACAGTAGTGCTTGTTGTGCCTACTACAACTACATTATGCCACTTGCCATCATTATATCCGCCTGTAGAGGTATAAAAACTGGTTGTGCTAGGCTTGAAGAGAATAGAAATAGTTCCACCAGAAATATTAGTATACCACCCTGCTCCTGTGCTCTCACAACCATCTTGTGCGAATGGTGCACCAGAAGCGGCAGTAGTTTGGAACCAAAAACAAACTGAAAAGGTAGTATCGGGAAAGGAAAAAGGCTCTCCTACTCCTTTGATATATTGAGTGCTTGCAGCAACAAGTTGTATTGCATATCCATACTTTCCTGCTACCCATGAAGGCGAATTTTGAAGCGTTCCTGTATATCCCTTTCCACTAGCATCATAGGCATAATTACCTGTGTCTTCGTCTAAATGCCACATTCCAAGTAGACCCGAAGTAAGGGCAGTCCCGATGCTCTGGTTCTCATCATACTTTGAATTGATGTAGATGGTCATCTAAAGGAGTATGTGGGGTCGGAACTATTTAAAGGTGTTCTGCCGTCTCAAGGTATTTTACCAAGGCCAGAAGTTCGGTAGGACTATCATGGCACAGACCTAATGCTCGATTATGGTTGTTACAAAGCAGTCCTCTTATCTTCATAGTTTTGTGGTCATGGTCTACAGTCATAAGGCCGTCTTTGCGGCCACAGATATCGCATCTGGCTCGTTTCCAGACCTCTTCAGCCAATTCAAGGTCAATACCTACTGTCTTCCAATGGCTTCTTCTTACAATAGACCGAACTAATTCGGGATGAAGTTTCCTATACTTTTCAAGAGCAATTTTGATTCTTTCAGGATGTGCCCTTCTATATCTTCGACTGGATTCGGCATTAGCCTTTTTATCTCTCTTCCAAGTCATTTCTTTGTTTCGCTAACTTTCTTCTTTTCTTCCACTACCTTTGCTTGGGCTTCTTTCGCTTCCTTTTGTTCTTTTTGAAGTTGGGCCACAGCCACATAAAGTAATCCAGTAACATCATCATCCATTTGGCGAATGGCTTGGCGTAGTTGAGCGAATTTCTGTAACACTTGGTTAACATCGTGGACATCAAATTCCTTCTGTTCTTGAGGTTGTGCCATAGTCTCTAGTATGAGATTCACCCTATATAAAGATTCTCGCCCTAGCCTTTAAATAAGCCCACTTGCATAAGAATACCGTATGCCTGAGTTCGTGTTGAAGTCATTCGAGACCATACTCCCTGAGGCAGACAACACTTTCGATATTGGGTCTGCTTCACTGAGATGGGGCACAGACTACGCTCAGAAGTTCCGGGTCTTCGCTTTTGCTGGTGATGCTAATCCAACAACAAGCCTAGAGACTGGGGCATTGTATTTTGGGGCAGGTGGGGGAAGTGCGGTAGATACAACCATCTCAAGAACAGGTGCAAATTCTCTTGGGTTGCCGGGAACGATTTCCACTGCTTCTACTTGGACTGCGGCACAGACCTTCTACAGTAGTGATTTGCTTCTGAACAACCCTGCCAATACCTTCCATTACACATTTGTTGGTGCGGCTCTAGCGGCAAGTTATAACATCACCCTACCATTGCTCACCGCAAGTGACACGATGGCTGTATTGGGCTTTATTCAGACCTTCTCACAGCAACAGACATTCGGTGCTGGAATAGTCCTTTCTAACTCCCAAGCCATTGCCTTCGGAACAGGTGGCAGTATCACCTTCACCGATGCCACAGCCACAATAGGCACTAACACTCACTATGTTGCTACCGCCTACTTCAACAACATCACCTTTGAAGGAGCAACAGCCCAACTTGCCGGAACCTACGAAATTGCAGGCACACCCACGGTCTACTCCTCACTTGCATTCAATGGAACCAGCCTTAACATTGGGGCCGCAGGAAGTTATCCAGCATCCGTCTTTCTGAATGCTCTTACCTTTGAGGGTGCTTCGGCTCAAATCAACGGCACATATGAGATTGCTGGAACTCCTACGGTCTATTCTTCAATTGCCTTCAACGGGACAAGTCTGAACATCGGTTCGGCCTCTGCCTATCCTGCTATAGTCTACACTAATAAAGTGCAGGCCGAAGGAGCAAGTCCCACACTTACTGGATTTGGTCTTGATACCTCTACAGCAGGGACAGGAATCCTGAACACTTCTCAGGAATGGACAGCCGCACAGATATTTGAGAGTGGAGACCTACAAGTTGAGGGTGCTGGTGTTGAGTTTGTTTACAGTTTTGTGGGTGCGGCTCTAGCCGCAAGTCACAACATTACTCTTCCTCTCTTAACTGGTAACGACACTATGGCTGTTCTGGGCTTTGCTCAGTCTTGGACTGCTGTTCAGTCTTTTGGGAATACCTATCTAAGTCTTGGTGGAGCCGCCTTCGATATTACCAAAGTCTCTGTATTGGCCACAGGTGACATTATCATATACGATGGCACGAACTGGATAAACTTGGCAGTTGGAACTGGAACTCAACTTCTTGGGGTTAGTGCTGGCAAACCAGCATGGGTAGCCGCACCAGCATCAGGAGTAACATCAATAGGCGGTGCAACAGGGGCCATTACCTTAAGTTCAGGACTTTCAATGGTGGGGCAGGCTCTTACGGTAACATTCCCAACTGTAGTTACTTCATTGGGTGCTCAGACGGGAGCCATAACTCTAAGTTCAGGACTTACAATGGTTGGTTCCGTTCTAACAGTTACCTTTCCAACAGTAGTCACATCAATAGATTCATTGACAGGAGCAGTAACCACTGGAAGTCCTAATTCGACTCTCAGTGTAGGCACATCCTCTCAAGAGCGAACTTTTGACATCAATCTCTCTCATGCCAACACATGGGCCGCAGTTCAGAAGTTCACCAGCAGTGACTTTGCTCTCTTAAGTTCTGGTGGAACTAACTACTACACCTTTGTAGGGGCCGCTTTAGCCGCAAGCCATAACCTCAATTTCCCGTTACTTACCGCAGATGATACTCTTGCGTGTATAGGATTTGCTCAAACATGGGGAGCAGTTCAGACCTTCGGCTCCAACATCAGTTTCTTAGGATACCAACTCGCCACCTCTGGGTCGGTAACTTCAGGTCAGGTGTTAGAATACAACGGAAGCAATTGGGTCAATGCGACTGTTGGTGGTTCTTATCCAGACCTCTTTGTTTTCATGGCCTACACCCTACCAGCAAGTGCCACTTACAATACTGTGTTAGTTGCTAACAGTGCTACTCTTACAATCAATGGCCCAATGACTCTCACCGCCCAAGGAACGTTTGAAATAGTCGCAGGAGCGACTGTCTCCATTACCAATGCTACCATAGTCTGTAATTCCTTTGTCCTAATAGATGGCACTCTTACTTCCAACAATGCCGGAGATTCTATCACCTTTAATGCTGCGGGTAGCACGACTGCAAACGGAACGTGGAATATCACTGGAACCATCACTCTTAATTCCACTCATACCTACTCCTCAGGCTCTCTCGCTGGCCCCGGAACTATCGCAGGGTCGGGAACTCTCAGTATAACTGCTGGTGTTTCGGTTACAATATTAACTGCCATAACATTCTCAATATCCAATATGACAGGAAATGGCACTGGTATTATTCAATGGAACACTACCTATACTATCACCCTATCCTCAACTTTGAACATAACTGGCTCTCTGTATTGGGCGATGAATGGCACAACCCCAAGTCTTAGTGGTGCAGGGTCGTTTGTTGTGGCAGTAGGTCAAGTCTTTTATGTGGGTGGAAACAACTTTACCTTTGGGTTGAGCAATGCAACTCCATTGACCGGAAGTGGAACAGTAAACTTTACCGGAAGCACTACTTACATTACTGCAAGCCAAACTTGGTCAATTGCATATGTAACTGGGGGTGGCAATTTGACCATCAATGCAGCCAGTGTTACTCTAACGATAGGTGCTAATCTGTCATGGAATTGGACTACTATCTACGCAGAATACGCTGGATTTGTTATTTCAATTACTTCTCCCATTATACTTACACAAATATCGAATACTTGCAGTCTTACTGGTGCGGCTGGTGCTTTCAGCATAAACGGCACTGGCACATTTTCAATCACATCTCCTGCGGTAGTGAATATTAACCAAGCCCAACAAACATGGACTATAGCCAGCATCACTGGCTCTGGAGGTTTGGAAAGTTACATTACCAGCAGTTGGCTAACATTGGGTGGAGATATGAACATTAGTGTTCATATATTTGATAGCGGCCCCTATGCTAATACACTTAGCCTTGGTGCTCATACGCTTACCTTCAGTGGAACGACTAATTTTGGGGGTTATATTATCGTCACTGGAACGGGTGGTATAGTTATATCAGGAGCACTCAATGTCTTCGATGCCCAATCCCTCATGACTTGGTCTTTTACTGGTGGACTTACCCATTCTGGTTCCGGCACACTTAACTGTGGAAATTATGGCGATTTAGTTTGGGCGGCTGGTGGCAATTGGACATTCCCACTCATCTCAGGAGTCGGGTCTAATAACTACTTTGCCTTTACCACCAACACTGTCACCATTCCAGCAGGCAACACTGTAGTAATTGATTGTGTATCAGGAGCACAAGGGGGTTGTTCTGCCAACATGATAATCAACGGACAACTATATATGACCCAAGGCATTGCGAGCACTGCGGGAGGCTCCATCACGAAACCTACATCTGGAACCATCACAATGGGAGCCAACGGAGTTTTCATGGCCTCTGCTTCAAATGTTGGCAATGCAACGGGCACTGCTGCTCTAACAACAATGCTCCAAAATAGTGATGACGGCAGTGCAACTAGCAGTGCTAAGAGACCCTACTATGTTTGGACATCTCTGACTGTTGATACTGCTGGTGTCTATAACTTCGGAACACGAGATGCAGGGAATTATGTGTTCTTTATTTGGGTTGACTTTGGCTCAGGCAAACCAACCGCCACTCCTTCTGCCAGTTACAAGTTCTCTAGTGATGGGCTTGATACAGGCTCTCACACAATATATGCCACCAACTATTACTCGGCTGGCAACATCACGGCAATAACAGGAAACTTCTACGTTTAAGCAGCAAATCCTTAAATAGTTTCAGGTGGGTGATATTCACGATAGGTTTGAAGGATGCCATCGGAATGGAAGAGTTACCCATACGTTACTGCCAAGTCTGCCATAAGCCCATCTATCGTTGGCAGAAGAAAGAGATTCTCTTCGGTTGGCACAAGAAGTGCCTAAAGGTGAGTAAGAAAGGAAAGCACTATATAGAGTATCAAACTCCTTCTGGCGGACATATCAGAATGGGAAGATAGGTCTAAGAGACTGTTATCGTGTAAGTGACCGCTACGGTTCCCAATGGAGAGACCAAGTATCCAACTGCACCGTTGGTGCGGTCATGAGCAACCAAAAAGGTTCCCACAGCATTAGTGATTGTGATTCCGATGTTGCCCCATGTCTCGTTGCCACCACTGTTATTGGTGAAGGTTCCTGTAATGGTGAAGGTTCCACTCACACCACCGTCTGTGATAGTGTTGTTGACGGTTGCAACAATAGGACTATCCGAACCACCAGTGTTCTCAGTCTCTATGTTGAAGTCTATAAACGTAACGGCAGTTAGTCCTGCTCCACCGCCCAAATGCACTGAAGTTGTAGCGGTGTTAGCGGAGACGGTGTGCAAACCTGCACTCGTGTCCTTTCCACTGTTAGCGGCAGAGGCCGCATCGAATATGTTGGTAATCAGATAAACCGCAAAGTTGTGAAGACCGATGTCGTGCTCATCGTAGGTCTTTCCAACCAATCCTCTTTGGCAGGCATCTCCCGCCTTATGAGCGACTCCGTGCACAGAGCAAGGATTCCTCGCTACGACTTCCAATCCAATGTGAAGACCTCCAATACCAGACATATCTACTCATCTATTAGATTCGGGAGTATTTAAAGATGCTGGTGTGCGTCTAGGTCTGAGCAATATTGAGGCTCAAAATCCAAGTCTGCCCTGCTCCCTTTACGGCTTGGTTGCTCACATACCTATTGTAGAGACCGATGCCTACAGTAGCACCCCCTTGTCCTGAGAGTTCATACTTTGCAACGGCAGTGAAGGGGCCAGCAGGTGTCCATCCACCACTTCCATCTCTAGCGGCTCCATCGTTGTCAACTCCAAAGGACTGCCATCCGCCTGCCCATTCAGCAAAGCCGGGGCCAAAGGTTGCTTGCCATGAGACCGTATTACCAGAGACTTGTGGAAAGGTAGCGTCTACATCCATTGCATAGAAGTTGTTGGTAGCGGCAGGGCCAACACTGGTGTAAGTGGTATCCAGAAAATTCTGGGTAGCAACGAAACCTGTAGAGTCATCTGAAACACCGAGTCTTGCATTGCCAAAGTTAAAGCCAAAGTTACCCGCAGTGTTGGCAAGAGCACCTACTAACAGTTTCCATCCGAGTGTCTTGCCAAAGTTGGTCAATCCATTAGGCCCGTCTTCGGACTTGTTGAGTAGTCTGTCAGAGAAGCGTAAGGCCGCTTCTGCGGCACTGTGCCCCGATTGTGTGAACTTGGCAACTGCACCATCCTCGTCCTTGAAGCGAGTAATATTCCATGTGATATCTCTTGGCGAAGAGAGCCTCTTAACTGCTACATTATCTGAAGCCATTCTAAGTTATAGTGGGCAGTAGGGCTATTTAAGTATGTCGTAAAATCGTAGGGAAGGGGGGTGGCCCAATAAGGCGGCCATCCCTCAACTTTATCAGTTAACCGTGCTTAGGGGTTCCGATAGTCTTTCTGGTGACTAAGCAGACCTTAGACCTGTCAATCTTACGATTGATTCAGGGTATGTGACAACCGGTGCGTATCGAGCAGTTATCACAATATCTATCGAGTCGAAAGTCGGTTGTGGCCAGACATCTACGCTGATTGGTCTCTTCGTTGCGAAGTAGCCCAACGGAGCGTATGACGCTGAATAGTTAGAACCTGCGGCTGCAAGGACGTATGCACGCCCATCGAAGCCACCGTTCACAACTAATGGAGCGACAGGGATGTTCGGTGTAACTATCTGCTTAAGCCCATACAACTGAGGGGCTGAAACCACTGTTCCAGTGCCCTGAGCGTATACGGGCTGTCCGTAGAATAGGAGTGCGGCAAACTGAGGTATTCTTGACAAATCTTGATGAGCCATTGGGTTCATCGCAATTGTGTCAGGCTCCAAAGCAAGGTTCTGTATGACTTGCTTTGCCTGAGTTATGTCGTTGATTCCTATTGTTCCACCAAACGCTGTTGCCGTTCCGTCCATGTAAATGGACGTTCCAGTAACAGCCGTGGTCGTTCCATAACCAGCATTAAGAGCCTTCTCAACATCTTGGTCGATAGTCATGACGACACGCCTAGCGGCTCTCTTAAGTTGGTCTTCAATTATGTTGACAATTTGGTCTTCAATCAACTCTCTAGTGACTCGGACTCTCATACCCACCTTGTAAGGTGTTACGGTAATTGAGTCGTAAGGTGTGAAGTCAGCCATAATCTCGGCTCCCTC